GCGATTTGTCCTGCTTCTTGTAGAGTTCCTTGTGCCGAACCACCAATACTTTTAGCTATACCAGCTCCCATACTTTGTTCTCCAGCTTTGTATTTTTGATATTCTTGTGAACCTTTAGCATAGACTTGATTATTTATATCGTTTATATTATTAGCAGCATTAACTACTCCTTCTTTAATTCCTGTTGCTACATTTTTAATAGCACCACCTATTTTTTGTAGTGTAGAAGGCTCATTTATGCTTCCTTTTGAACCATCATTATATCCCTCAAGTGTATAACCCTTTGCTGTTAAACCTTTAAAAAACTCATCCGCTTGTGATTCTTTTACTTTTAGACCAGTTATTAATTCCTGCACCTGTTGTTTTGTTAGATAATTGTTTTTCATAAGTTTTAATTAGTAAATTGATAACCACTCTTATACATTTGAGTCGTAGTTGTATTGTTTGCATTTTTAATAGCACTATCTGCCTTATCTAATAACGAAGACATATTGACTTCTGAACTAACAAAATCTGATAAAGATATATTATATTTCTTTTCTACATTCTTTAAACTTGAATCAATATTTGCTAATTCTTTTTTAAATTCTTTTTCTGTCATACCAGTATCAAGAGAAGTTGCTATATTTTTCAAAAACATAATATCCTTATCTGACATTGCACCTTTCAATGAAGAAAGATTTGGTAAAGCAAGAGCATTTTTTAATTGTTGGACTTTTAAATCAAATGTTCTAGCATCTGTTCCCGAACCGAATTGACTTGTTTCATCTCCTACAAACCAACTAACGATAGGTAGTTTTTGAAACCCTGCTCCAACTGCACCCTGAAATCCTTTATTATTTTTAATCGCTGTATTAATATCAGATAGTATATTTTTTATTTTACCAGCTTGTTCTCCAGCTGTATATTGTTCTTTCGTATATTGACTATTGTTTATAACCACATTTCCACTTGGTGTCATATCTGCTCTTATCTTTGCTCTTTGTAAAGCATCTGTTTCTAATTGAGATTTTAGTGATTGAAGTTTCCAATAATCACCAGCCCAAGCACCTAATATCTGTGCTGCTTCCAAAGGAGTTTTAGCAAGTGCTGCTTTCTGTGTTAATGAAGTTGGTGCTCCTTGTGCTACTGCATTAGTGATAAGACTTGTCATATCTTCCTTATCTTTCTGAATTTGTGCGATTTGAGAAGTTATTTGTGCTGACCTATCTGTTGCTACCTTTTTCTGTGCTTCTGTCATTATAGCTTCATTCTTTGTAATAAAGTCTTGTGTATATTGTAGTTTCTTTTCTATATCATCATATTTTAACTTGATAGCATTTTGGATAGAAGTTTCTGCTGCTGTAATATTTCCTTGAATACCTTGTGCTGCTGCTGTTAGCATAGCAAGTTGAATAGCATCATCTTTCCTTGATATAGAAGCTAAAGTTGGATTTCCATTGGCACTAAAACTATATTGTTCTGCATTAAATTTAGCAGTCTGTTGAGCAATAGAAGCGTTTAAGTTAGAAAGTTGTTGTCTTTTTTCTGCAAGTCCAGCTGTTTGCTCCATTTGTAGTTGGTCTGCACCTTTTCCTGTGATTTGTGCTTGTAAAGCTAATTGTTGTTGATATAGAGGGTCAAGTTTCTGTTGTTGAGCAGTTGCAATATCTTGATTTATTTTAAGTTGCTCTGCTTGGAGATTCTTGATAGCGTCTTGAGCATTAGCGACAGTAGAAGTTGTATCAGTTACAGTTGGAGTTGGAGGGACATTTATTCCGCTTTGTGGTTTAGCAATAGTGTTTACATTTACAACATTACTATTTGGCAAAGCACCTACTGGACTTATTGTCGGTATATTTAAACTACCACCAGCCGAAATTTTATTAGCGTCTGTTATGTTTGGATTAGCAGACATAAGATTAGCAATCGTTGTATTATTGCTCTGTGCTATTCCTGAAAGTGTATCTCCTGATTGTATATTGTAAGTTGCCATATTAGTTTGTTAAATTTAATGCCTGTAATGTTGTTAATATTGTTCCTATCGCTGTTCTTGCTTGTGTATCTATTGTTGCTCCGCCTGTTGGTGCTGTGATTGCTGCTTGTTTTACTGGTTGAATATCTGTATATTTTATTTTTAGATTATCATTTCCAGTATGTCTATGGTTGTCGTAATCACTTCGCAGTTTTCTAACCATATCCTCTAATTGTTTGATTTGTTCTTCTATTGTCATACTATTTAATAATAATTGATAATAATTCTGGTGAAAATCTAATAAAAGGACTTGTTCCTTCATTAGTTCCACTAAATTCTACTCTAATCTGTAATAATTCACACGATACAGCAAAAGGAAATTCCTTTGATGACATTCCAGTTGTTGCAAGTGTTCCAAGAGTAGTCCAGTTATCAGACCTATAATTTCTATATTTTATTTGTATACCTTGTGTCGGTAGAAGTTTTTTAGATAATTGAACTGTAAGCGTATTGAAAGTTCTCTTAGTATTTGTTAAACCAACTTGATATATAGCAGTTTCAAAATAGTCTTCATAGTTAGAATGAAATGCTGTTACAAAAGTTGTAGATACAGAATCAATACCATAACTTGGAGTTCCTGCAACATCTTTTCTCCAACTAGCCCTTATACTTCCAGATTGTGAAGCATCTATACAACCAATTTCCATTGTTTTACTGTATGTTCTTGTTATATTTAGTGAATATTCCAATACAACAGCTCCACTTTCTGTATCATAAGACCAAACTCCATAAGGATAAATCAAACCTGCAGTATCAACTGTTGTATCACATAATCCTATTAAAATTTTATTAGCAATAACATTGATTGCTGCTGGGTGTATACTTGGAGCTGATTGATATGAGTTATATGTTATTCTGTGAATATTTTGAGAATATCCAATATAATTAGGTAAACTTGTATCATCATCTTCTCTTATATAGTCAGCAAACGATATTAATTTAGTTACTCCACTACCAACTGTTGAATAAAGAGTTGCATTATTTCCACATACTGCATAGACAGTATTATTTTTTGTTATCATTTGGAATACACCATTTTCTTTAATTTTAATAACAGAATCAGCAAGATTTGCTGTTCTATTCCATACATAAATATCAGCAGCAATCACATTATCATATCTCACAGTTCCTAAAAGGATATTATCTCCAAGAGTTGTCATACATCTAACTCTACTTTGTTTTGGTAAAGTAACTTTAGATTCTGTCCAAGTAGTTCCATTATATGTTGATACAACATTACCTGCCGCAATATATAAAATATCATCAATACCAACTATCATTTGGTGATATGTATCATACATATTACTATTAGACCAGTTTTGCCAAGAAGTAGTCCAAGTTGTAGTTGCAATTTCGTATCTTTCAACTCTTGTTGAATTTGCTGTATAAATATATCCGTTATAATAAGCAAGACCACAACCTGTATATTCTGTGCTTGATTCAAGTGTGTTTCCTGGAACAAGTGTTCCATTTTTATATAATTTTCCTTTAGAAGTTAATTCCCATCTATCTCCACTGTTGTCATAAGTAGTCCATCTAACAAGACCATCTAAACTTGTCTGTGCTACCATTTTTGGATTTTGTGATATAGCACCATTTACACTTGTATTTAGATTATACATAGCCGAAAAACCAGTATACTGAGATTTAGATACTCCTTGTTGAAAATTATTAATTGTGATTGGTTTTTGTTCTGCCATATTATTGTCCTTTAGTTATATCTGTCCAAGTTGTGCTTGGTTTATTTCCATCAGTCCACGTAGTAGTTGGTTTACTACTATTGGTCCAAACTGTTCTGAAAGGACCAACTAAGTTTGCTGGATTTCCTGTTAATATAAAACTTCCTACTCCCGCAACTAGTCCTTTTCCAAGTTTAAAAGCAACATTTACTCCTGTTAAAGTGAAAGTTCCAACTGTTGTTGCTATTCTCATTGCCTTGTTGAATATTACTGATACTCCAGTTAATACAAATGAACCTACTGTTACTGCTAATGTATAAGCATTTCCAAAAGGATATTGATTACCAGCTCCACTATTATATAGTTGTGTTATTTCACTTCCTGTTAAAGCTCTGCTCCACATTCCAATCTCATCTATACTTCCATTCCACCAATTGGTATTTCCAGCGTATTTTCCGATAAATTTATTTGTTGTTCCTATATTTGCTGATGTATAAGATGAAGAAGTATTTTCAAGAGTCCCATTTACATATAATCTTACATTAGTTCCATCATAAGTTACAGTGCATAGTTGAAAAACAGAAGTAGATAATGTTGTTGTTGATGTAACTTGCCCACCTCCACCTGCAAAGTTAGCTGCAATTTTAGAAGAAGCATCTAGATATACAGTAAAAGCCTGATTAGAAGCATCAGTTCCAAAGTGTAAAGCACTCATACCACTTACTAAAGAACCACCCTTAAGCCAGAAAGAAACAGAAAAAGAACTAGAGCCTGTTACAGGGACTGTTGCAAATGTAAAAGCAGAACTACTACCATTAAAAATAGCCCCATTATTTATTTTACCAGTCCCATAAGTAACATTGCTATTTGTTGCTGTATTACTACCAACACTATCACTAGCGTTTCCTGATGATTCGTCTAATTTCCAGTATGATACTAAGTTGGTTGATAAAGCCATTAATTTATTGTTAAAGCTCCCGCTGAAGCATCAAAGTCTATTGTAAAACTATCTCCATTGTCTAGTGTTAAAGCAGAACCGTAGTCATAAAATCCGATAAGTTCATCATTAGAAGCTGTATCATCATATAATACAACATATTGGAAAGGACCGACTGCTCCTGATGCTGTTAAAACTAAGTCTGCTAATACTAATTTAGCTGTTCCACTTGTTTGAGTAAAACTTGTAGTAGTTACTGTTCTTGCTGAAAGATTTGTATAAGATATTTCAGTGATGTTTGATAACTGGTTAGCTGTTGCTACTGTTGGAATAGTATTTGTTAATGCTACTTTTAATGTGTCAGAAGCAAGATTGAATACTTTACTTCCTAGATTTAAAACGAATTTGTCTACTTTTGTAAATGTTGCCATAATTATTTTGGATTTCTAAATTTTGCTGTTAATGTTGGTCTTTCTGCTTTGTTTCTTTTACTTAAAAACTCTGCTAAGGACTTTCTACACTCAATGTCTTCTATTTTTAGTCTATCAACTGTTGGTTGTCCGTGAACTAAAGCGAAAATATGTGCTGTTCCATAAGCAAGTCCCATATGAAAAGGCTGTGGAATAGCAGGTGTCTTTGTTGTGTCAGTTGAAGCAAAGACACTTTCATATCTTTGAAAGAATACTTTTATTCCATCTGTCTGTGAATAATTTGGAGAAGGTTGTAATCTTAATATATCTCCATCTAAATCAAACCATGCAGGCTGTCCTGTATTAGCAGAATTATTTTCATTCATTGACATTGCCTCAAAGTTTGATACTGAATCTTGTGGGTCTAATTGTTTCAATTCATAATAATTTCCAGTCGCATCTTTAACATATACTTTTATTACTTTTAAGAAAGTATCGTTAAATTTATAATCTCTCTGTCCACTAACTAAGTCTGTTGTTGAAATAGGTAAAGTAGAAAAATTAGAATCGTCCCACTGCCACCTCGTATCAGAAGAAAGCATAACAGACACATATTCGCTATAAATTGTGTTTAAATCTGCTGTTAAATCTGCTATCGGATAAGTATTTGTGTCAGTGTTAGTAAGCCTTCTAACCATTTCCACCAAACCTGTTTTTGTTGATGAGTCGCTAAATACCATAAGTTTGTTTTATGGTTATATTATATCACACTTTTCCACAGTTTATCCACAGGTTATTAACCTTTGTATTTCTTTTCTAAGAAGTTTTGTTTATATTCTTCTAAGTGGTTGATAACTTCTCCAATTATCTTTCCATCTTCTATCTTTACTGCTCCATAATCTTCAAAATCATCAGTGATATAAGGCTTGAGTAAAGCTCTAACAGTTGGAATAATCTTATCGTTATATTTCTGTGCTTTAATAGCAATTTTATTTCTGTCTGACTCTAATTGGTCTAATTCTTTCTTTAAAGTGTGATATTGCTCTCTTAATTCAAGTGGTGCGTGTTCTGATAGTCTTTCTCTAACTGCTTTATTTATAGCGTCCATTTCAGCTTTTAAAGCATTAAATCTATCTGTAATATCTTGAGCGTTAGCATCAATATCTGAAATATCTACTTCTTTTTCAGCTTCCACAAGTTTTGCATCGATTTCTTGCATTTCCTTTTCCACTTCCTCTATTCTTTCTGATTTAGCACGACCTTCGGTGATTAATACTCCTTTCTTTTCAAGTAATGTTTTTAATTTCTCATCATTTAATTCAATTTGTTTTGGATACATAGTTTTATTTATTTATATAATGTTTCATAAGCTTCTTTCCATAAGTGAGCTTTGGTGTTTATGTTGTAATTTTCTTCCACATACTCTTTTGCTTTCTTTCCTAACTCTTCACGCAATTCTTTATTATTAATTAGTTTTTCAATTTGCTCAATCCATTCTTCAGTTGTGTTAGCGAGTAACATATACTTTTGGTCTTCAGGATTTTGTTGATAAGGACTGTCTCCTGTTGAAAATGCTTGTGCTATTGTTGGTATTTCAAACATTGAGTTCTCAAGGAATTTAAGATTTGATTTACAACGATTAAAATAGTTATCTGCTCTTGGAATTATAATCATATCTAGTCTTAATTCATTGAGTTTGTCGTAATATTCTTCTGCTGGGACAAAAGGTTGCCATTCAATATCCATACTATCCCAGAATTTATACTCTTCACTATATAATTCACGAGTAATCTTATCATCTTTAGCTGGTGGTAGTGAGAATAATACTAATTGAATACGCTTATCTCCTCTGTAATGCTCTAGAATAGGTCTCAATACTTCAATATCAGAAGTTATACCCACCGAGCCTGTTACTCCTATTCTTATTTTATCAGTTTCATTTTTTAATGGCTCATCAAAGTAAAATGGGTCAATACAGTTAGGTAATACAATAACATTTGGATTTATTTTACGATATTCTTCTGCTAATTTTTCTGTTGAACAAGTAACCAAGTCCGCTATCTCAATAAACTTATCTGTTGCATCATTTAATTTTTCAAGTCCTTGTTTAATTCTCTCTTCATCAATGAACTCATTAAATTTAAGTCCTCCATCATCTTTTACTGTGTCATCATTATCAAATACAATTTTCTTTCCAGCCTTTTTAAGAAGTTTTGCTAGTTCTAGTTTTCCTTCTCGCTGTGGTCTATGAAATACAACTATATCAGATGCTTCTGCTGCTCTCGCTTTATTCTCTGGTGTCATACGATATGCTAAGAATGTCGTGCGGTCTCCGTCAAAACCATTAGCCTGTAAAGGAAAAAGACAACGAACGTTGTAGCAGCCCTCCAAGCTTGACGAAACGTAAAATACTTTCATATTATTGTTCTAATAACTCAATTTCTGCTTTCATTTGAGCTATTTTTAGTTTTTTTAATTCTTCTAATTTAGCAAGATTTTGTTTTGCTTGGTCTATCTGTTCCTGTATTGATAAAGAACTCGTTATAGGGGCTTGTAGAGGCTGTGGTGAGGTCTTAGGAGCTTCTGTGATAACTTCTGTTGGTTCTACATATTCTTCTATAACTGGTTGAATAACCTCTTTTGTTCTTGGATTGATTACATTTCCATTAGGGTCAATTCTTTCTGATGTTTTTCTTAGATTTGGGTCTATATATACATTTCCCATATATTTATTTTTTTAAGTTAATTGTTTCCTTTTCTGCTGCTTGTATATCTCAAAAAGGAGCGACTACAAGCAACAAACAATTTTAGTAATTGAAAACTATGCAGCTGTGTAAATCAATACACCAGCATTATCACGATTCTCTATAACACCATATAGCAAGTCAGCTGTTGTTACAGTTGAAAGATATTCTGGGACATAGTTTGATTGAACTCTAACACCATATTTTCCTGTCATTGATGAACCCATTGAGCCACCTGAACCTAGAGGTGAAGTAGCAAAGTGGATTGCATCTCTGTGAGCTAGAGCATTTGCTCTTCCTGTAGTTCCTGATACATATTGAATGTTATTAGAAACATATACTGGAATACCATAAAGTGTAGCTTTAGGAGTTTTTGCAGTAGGGTCATTAACTGGAGAGTTAATAGCTAAACTGAATTTGTCAATATTCTGAATTTGTTTCCAGAATACTGCTGGAGAAACGAAGAATGCAACATCTGAAGTTGTATCAATACCAACTTGCTCAAGAGCGTTGATAGCAGCACGAATTTCAGAGTCAGCAAGATTAGTTGTTGAAGCTCCAACTGTTGTTGAAAAGCCAGCAAATAATGATGCAAGAGCAACTTCTAGTTTCTTTGCCATTGTATAACCAGCATTCATAGCATATTTCTCTTGGAGGTAATATGAATGTTTAACTTGAGCAGCTTCTCTATCTTCAATAGCAAATGATACTTCATACCATTGATTGACAGACAAAGTGATTTTAGTTTCTGTTGGTTGATTAAGAGTGCCATTTGTTAAATCCTTATTAGGATTGGCTAGTCATTTCTGCTAGCCTCTTATAGTTACTATTCCTATAAGAGCAGACTATTGCATCACCTTTCGGTGTTCTCTCGCTTAGTCGTTCACGGTGCTTTCGCTTCCGCCTCGTTGGCATTTCAGCGTTCGAGTCAATCAGAGAGAATTTTCACTAATATAGCTAATAATTTTATTTAGTTTATTTATATTTTCACCAGATAATCCAATTATAGTATTACAGTTTGAGCATAACCAGCCTCTGAATTTTGCTGTATTGTGATTATGGTCTAATACTATTCCATTTCTTTTTTTACCTTCTTCTCCGCATATTTCGCAAGTTTTAGGTCTTGGTCTAGGTGCTAAGTTTTTAAGGTATCTTGAATTATTTCCACCTTTCCAGTTCCAATTATTCTCTCCCTTTTTTGCATTATATGTTCCAGAACATACTGCTGAACAAAATTTTGGTAAAGATGTAGAACTGTGTGGTCTTCTTATAAATAACTTTTTACATTGTAAACAATTAAATTCTTTATTTATATTTTTGTAATTACTTGCTAGTGATGGATTTTTTCTTATGGCTTCCATATAGCAATTTCTATTACAATAATTGTTTTTCTTATTAATTGTATGACAAGGTGGTTTATTAACTATTTCTTTACAGTTTGAACATTTGATATTTCTAAGATATTTATTTTTCATATCTTAATTATATCATAAATGAAGTTCTATGCAAAGTTTAGTGCCGCCATGATATTAACGGCTGTAGCAACAGTTTTACTGTTAGCTGTCATCTCTGTTAGATTTGGTGTATAAAGAGCTGAACCGCCATCTGCGAGTTCTGCTGAACGGTCTGTGAAGAAGTCAGCAATCATGAGCTTCAATTTGAAGAAGTCATTGATTCTTTCTCCCCATTTTAAAGGAATCAACTCCGCTAAGGTTGTTGATGTTTCTGTTCCTGTCTATTTTGTTACTATTGCCCTGCCTTTATAATTATCTGTTAAAGAATGACAATTTTCACAGAGTGTTACTCCATTATTAATGTCCCATAATTCTTTACAGTCTATTGCTTCTAATGTTGATTTTAATTTATATTCTTTCAGTATAGAAACAAAAGATTTTATATGATGAACTGTTAGATAAACTCCACGAATGTTACAAGTCTGACAAGTCCAGTTATCTCTTTCAAAACAATCTGAACGCCATTGTTTATATTCTGGCATTTCTCTAACAATCTTATCTATTTTAGATATACCACCTTTCCAATTCCAGTGTTTCTCTCTAGTGCGAGTTCTATTGTCTCTCTTGTTTCTTTCTGATACCCAAGGAGATTTTTTACCTTTATTGTGTGGTGTATAACCTTTAGTAAATTTCATATAATAATTATATCACAAGGAACGAATAAATATTTCTATTTATTTCTCTGATTTCTTTTTAGATTATTGTCAGAGTTCGGACTATTACATCTCTTTCGAGTCAATTCGTTTAGTCTCTGTTGGTGCTTTCGCTTCCAAGGCGTTGTCTATCTCTAGGTGTTCGCCGTATATTAGAATTGATTTTAATTTCCCACAGTCAGTTACCAAGGAAATGCCATAGTTTTAAGGACACATTACTTATAAATTTGTAATGATTATTAATTATTGTGTTTCTCGCCAAAGTTTCTCGTGTTCCTCTCGTGTTAGTCCTGGAGTAAATGCAGGTTTAGTTTCTTTATAGGTAGAGCCTTTTGACGCTCCTAGTTTAGCTTGTTCTGATTTCTTTTCCTTTTGGACTTTCTCAAAGTATGATACGAATAGAGGGTCTTTCTCTGCTTCTAACAAAGAGATATTTTTACCTTTTGCTATTGCTTTTAATTGAGAAATATTCTCATCGTCCATACCTTTTGCGATTAGAATACCTTCTTCTCTGGTAAGATAGTTTTCTTGTAAAGTTTGCGTAGGCACAGCAGACTTAGTTGTAACTTGTTTAGTTTTACGAGCCAAGATTGCTTTGTATTTAAGTGCTTCTGCTTTCCAATCTACCTCATCGGCTTCATGGTCAGACACAACTTCATTTTCAGTTGTTGTATCTATATCGTTGATTTCATTTTCGTCCAGTTCTACTTCTGGAGTTATTTCATCGTTTTGCATAGTGATGTTCTAGATTATTGTTGTCCCATTTATCAGGTTAGACTTCCTGTATTATAAAAGTTATATTTTGGTCGGATATAGAACCGAAAAACTATTCTGATTGATTAATTCTTTTAACTTCATTATCTTTCTTTGATAACCCATCTATTTCATCAAGTGCGACCTTGATAATATTAGAGGCGTCAGCAAAGCCAGATATATCTTCTTTCTTCAATGCTTTATATACAAGTTTCTTTCTAAGAGTAGAATTTAAATAATCTCTGACTGCTTGTAGTGTTGCTTTGTCTTGTGATAATATTACGAGTTTATCCATATTATTGTTGTGCTGTTGGTAATACTGATGCTGTTTGATTTTCTAAAGCTGATGCTTGTTTAGGAGCTGGTGTATTGTTTCCCTGTGGTTGCTGTGGTTGAGGTAGTGGTGCTGATGGAATTATATCTATACCAGATATTTCAAGTATCTCTCCAAAGATTTGAGCAAGTGTAGGGTCTTGTAGTAAAGCTGGATTAGAAGCAACTTGTCCGAGTATTGTTGATAGAGTTTGAAGTGTTGCTTGTTTATTTCTAGTTTCACCTGTAATGTCGATAGTGATGTTATCTTCATAATTCTTAAAGTAATCTTTTGGAATATCAATATATCTTCTCTTTCCGTCCATTCCGATAAACTGTAACATTCCATCTACTGCTTGTTGGTAGTCATCACCAGTTATAATCTTTCCATTTAATACTGCATCTATAACTTGTTGATTAGCTTCATTCAATGCAAATGCCTTATCAATTTGTTTTAATTCTTCTATTGAGAAGTCTGATGCTAAGATATGTGCTTTGTTAATTTTCTTAATGAGATAAGGAATAACCCAGTCCATTAATACTTCTGTCCAAAAGATTCCAGCTTCTTCTCTACGATAATCAAAGAATGATGAAGCTTGTGCTGATTGAATAGCGACTGAACCTAAAGGAGTATTAGAAGGCATTTGCTCTCCTGTAACTGCATCAAAAGTATTAGTTGCTCTTTCATATTGAACATTCCACTTCTCTACTGTGTTTTGGAATTGTGGAAGTGATGAAGGAACTAAAGAAAGTAAGTTAGCATCTGCCCCGTCTTCCAATTCAATAACTTGTCCATTATCCATATCAGAAATAATGTTATTACCAAATTGTTTTGAATTAGTCTTAATGAATACTTTACCAGCTAATTCCATTACATTACGCTCTGCGATAATAGCGTCATTAGTCCACATTTGAGCTTCAAATCCATCTTCAACTATTCCAATACCAAGTCCTCTACCAGCTACATTATCCCAAGCTAAATAACGATAAGGATTTTCATCTTCAATTTCATGCCAAAGTATAATTTGTTTATTGCTCTCATTACCAGCAATAATAAATGACATTCTTTCATATTTGTTAGGGTCGCCATCTGGTGTGTCAGGATTATAATTTGAAGGATATTCTCCATGAACTTCATAAATAGGAATTTTCTTTTCATTTCCATCTTCTTTGTTACCTTTCATTCCACGAGATTTAGTTGCAAGTTTCATTGCATCTTCTACATTGTTCCAAATACCAATTTTCTTTGATAGTTCTGAAGGGGACATATAGTGAACTTCAATGATAGCACCACTACCAATATTGACTTGGTCAGTGATAACATTCTTCCACTCTACTAAATCTATCTTTAATTCTTTTCCTCCATCTTCCTCTTCGTAACATTTCTTAATCAAAACACCTCCATATTTAGTTCTTGTCTTTCCCCAGTCATTTAATAATTTAGAAAAGTCTGCTTCTTTAAACCAATTCTTTAATTCGTGATTTAATAACATTGAGCGAACTCTATCATTCGTATTGTCAGAAGTGATACGAACATCTTTAACATCAAGGTCAGTTGCTCTTGTTGCTACATTTACTCTAAACTTTGAAATATTATAGAAAGGTTTTATTCTTCCAATATCATCAGTCTGTCCATTGATATATTGAGAGTTCCAATAAAACTCAATTTTCTTTAAAGTCTGATATTGGTTGTAGTAAAGTCCCTCTATGATTTGTATTGATTTATTATAATAAGTAGCGATTTGGTCGTTAATCTCCTTAAGTATTGTTTTTTCCATATAGTAGTTAGTTTTATATATTATAACATAAAAACTGTGGATAAACCTGTGGATAATGTGTGTAAAACTATCTAACTACTCTACTTGGTTAGTTTTATGTTTATGTCTGTTAGCGAATCCTTGCATTTTGATTTCTATTCTTCTTTGTTCGTCTGGTTTCTTAAATTCAAAATACATTCTCATCATCATCATATCTGATATGTCAGGACTTCTACCGATAATCTCTTTCATATCATCCTTAGAGATAATTGATAACTTTCCATCTGTGTCTATGTTCTTCTGTCTAATAACTGATATATCTTCTCTTAGGATTTCTTTGATACTCTCATCTTTAATTGCTATCTTATGATTGTTTATATATTCAGCTAGTGTAAAGTAACATTGATTTCTTAAATTCTGATAGTTAGCAGGCACAAATTTAAACTGTCTTGTATCCCATATAGGAAAAGGCACAGAGTTTCCCATGAAACCTTTAGCACCACGAACTAAGTCTAATACCCCACCACCAACTCCATCTTCATCTATAATGATTTGAGAGAAAGGCACACGATATTCACTTGCTATTCTTTTAATCTCATCTGCTGTCTGGTCTACTGCATACTTCTCATAAGTCCATACCTTAGTTAGTTCTAGTCCATTCCATAGTCCGATTCTAGTAGTGTCTTTACCAAATCTAGCCACATCTACTGATATGATTTTAGTTTCAGTATCTACTGTGTTGCTCCACATATCTTCAAAAGCATCATTTCTTACAAGTATTGTAGGGTCGTCATCATATTCAAAGTTTCCAAATAAAAGTCTTTCCTTAGTTATCTTATCTGCATTTTGTAGTTGTTCGATATATTCCTTTGATGTGTAAGGATTATCATTAGGCAATGCTTGTAAGAATTGTCTATATTCAGGTAGTTTCTCATCTTTCCACAACTTATAATAACGAGAATAAACATGTCCCTTGTCAGGATTAAATGTTTCAAGTAATTTAGGTCTGTGTGTTCCTCTACGACCAATACGAGTTTTTAGTATTTCAATAGCTTGATAAGGTATTTCATTAGATTCATCAATAAATGCTCCTGTTAGTTCAAGTCCTCCTAAACGGGTATACAGTGGGTCAGATGGTTTGTATCCTAAGTCAATGAAAAAGATTTGTGAGCCATTATTAAAAGTTAGAATATTATTCTGTTGATTATATGTATAGTGTTTATCTGTAATACCAAACTCTTTAAATACTTTAAATAAAGTTAAAAGTGTTGTTCTCTTTAAGTTTGTTAGTTCTTTACGACCAATAAGCCAACCTGTATCAGGATAAGCCATACACATGGCTGTAATCCATACACAACCAAGATAAGATTTACCACCAGAATTATGAACGATTATATTATTTCTTGAAACAACATAATTTTGATTATCTTCTACTTCTAAATCGTAAACATCTTCATCTATCTCAATTTCTTTGATACTTTCAATAGCTTGGATATTTAATTCAAATGCTTCCAACTTTTCTTCAAAATAATATCTTTTACTGTCGCTGGTGAGATATTGTATATATTCGCTATCATTTTTCGTGTCATCACTCTTGGAATAAACATTTTTCTTATCTCTAATACTTGATGTTCCTTGAGTATTGATGTTCCCACTTGTGAGCCTCTCTGTATTTGTTCTGGTTTCTTTTTCCATTTGTGAAAAGTCCTTATTTGCATTGAGTGTTTCATATTCTCTTTGGCTGTTACCCATTCCAAATTCTCCACTCTGTTGTCGCTCTTGTTGAAGTTCTTGTGATTGACTTGCTCCTTGTTCTGTGGATTCGGTATAAAAGCTTGTGCTACTAATCTGTGTATCTTGATTGTATGTATTCTCTCCTGTTTTATCATTGTTCGGAGATAACCCTTTGCATCGTAAGCAGGTTTCATTATCGCATCTCGTTTGCAGTTTTTCCAATTCCTCGTTAGTAAACGCCCTTGATTTGAGATTAAATAAAGTTTGTTCGTTCCCTCCACATATCTCCAATATTCGTTCTCTAATGGTTTTAATTTGCACCCAATGTCCATTAAAGTAAAATCTATGTTCTGGTGTTGTTGTGATAGTTTCTCCATATACTCTTAATTCTATCATCTTTTGTCTTGGATTGCAACCACCATACTTAAAAACATTAGAAACTCTTTTTATTTCTAATTTTTCAGATAATTCATTGAGAGAAATAACATTATCATCTACTTGAATATCTGATATTGGTTTATATCCATTCCCTGTAAGGACTTCTGTATTTCCAGTAAAACAAGCAGCACCACCATATCCTATTTCAGTAGTTATATCATCATTTAGATACTCCCAAGCCTTGAACTGTTTTAAACTCGGGGAAAAGTTAATCTCTGTCATTTGGTTTAATTATATTTATTACTGATGCAATAGTTTCTCCATTAGATGTTATATCTGCTTTAGATTCTGCTTTACCCATTGCTCTATCATTAAGCTCTTTAATAGCCTGTATATTTCCTTCTAAAGCCATTGCTATCAATACTGGTTTAATTAAAGGTAATGATTCTCTAAGACTTTCTTTATATTCTTTAACAAAATCTCTTTTAGCTTTAGCAATGAGTTTTTCTGCTTCTGTCATTTCAGGTCTACCATTAGGATTAGCAGTATAGCCAGGCAATAATCTTCCTAGTTCATCTCTCATTGGCTTGTTTTCGCTTGAATTCTCTATATTTTCTTCCATAATTTATGTAAATTTAAAAACCATTTTAATGTAAATCTTTTAGCTACTAATTTCATTACACTACCACCATATACTCCTCCTATTTTATCTGGCATTACTTTCCATAACCAATAGTTAGTTTCTATATTATCTTCCCAAAGTTCTAAATAATAGTCTGGTCTTATATATTTTACTAAATAATATTTATTACTTGGTAAATGTAAGCATAGGTCATATTTCATAGTTTATATTATACCACATTTCTGTATCAGTGTAATACCATGTCTTGTTTCTTTTAATGTGTGAAAGTTTATTATTTGATATTCAGGGTAGTTTTCTTTAATCCATTTAACAAAATCTCTTTCTCCTTGTCTGTGAGCATAACCATTTCCTATCCATTGTCCTCCAGTATCCATTATCATTTTATCCCATAGTCCTGTATCGTGTATTGCTATTATACAGTCATCTGTTAGGTTTAGTTTCTTCCAAGTTTCTTTATTTATCTCTAAATCGTGAGAAGCATCAAAGAATATAAAATCAATATCTTTCTCTTCTACTTCTGTTTGACTTTTATTCTTAAATGTTAATCTTTCATCTATAATATCAGTTCCTCTTACTGTATTGTCATAACTTGTTAATTTTGCATCAGGTCGCATTGCTTCTAGTATCTTACGAGTTGAATATCCATTAAGATAACCAAGTTCTACTAAGTTTAAAGGGCAAGTCATTTTAATAACTGCTTGTAAGAGTAAAACATCGCAAGATTGAATAGGTCCTAATTCCATATCAGATGAAGAAGGTCCCCTTCCATTTTATTATAAAATCATTCTCTAATCTCATTCTCCTTTGTCCGTATTTCTCTTCAAACTTATCTGTGTGGACTGGTAAATCTGGCTCAAAGTATTTATATGGTTTTGGTAGCCAATGTAATTCATACATAATAGCTTCTTGTTTTGTGGACGCATTAGGTAATTCTGGTAATGTATTAGATACAAATTTCCCCATATAATGATAGCCACCATTAGTTAAAAATACATTTCCTTCCATTTTAAATAATTCATCAAATAGTTTTATATCTTTAACAAGTGTTGAATCCATTAAATGAATGAACTCATCGAAAGTTTCTTTTCCTTTTTTTAAACCAGCTAATTCCCAGCCGTTATTCTCCTTGGTGTTTTTATGAATAACTATTGGATACTTAGTATCTTTAATAGATTCTAATAAAGGCTCTAAATAATCAGAAGTAAAATCACTTGTAGTTATAACTATCCCTTTAGAAATTCTTTCCATAATTTTATATTTTTTTGATAAAGTTTAAAATACTCATCTTTCCCATAATTCTCATTCATTCCCACTCCCTTTGCTTCTTTAACTAAGTTTACGAAAGCATTACTTGCTCTGTTATGATTTACTTTTGCATAACCTGTTACCATTGCCCAATTATTTTCATCTATCGCTTTCTTAACTTCCCAACCACTCCAAATGTCCGCAAATCTATTTATATCTCCAAACATTGGAGCTTGATAATAATAAGGCAATACTTCTCTTCGGAAAGCTACATTCATCACACAAACAGGCATTAATACTCCTTTAGGCACAGTCATTTTTCTGTGTCTTGGTTGTGGTGTTCCCATTAAAAGTTGTGTTGAAGCGTCAAAGTCATATACTCCATTCCAAACTCCATGTGAAAACATTACAGGAGCTTCTTCTCTTACCCAGTAAGGAAAACCACGCATATATATATCATCTACCGAGTTCATAAATGATATAGGTTGTCTAGTATTTAAAATATTTAAGTGGTCTTGAATTGTATCTCCTTCTGGTAAAGTATCATCATCAAGTGAAATAATTATGTCAGCACCTTCTTTATAAGCCATAGCAAAGCCAAGATTTCTAACTCCGTCATTAAAGTTGTAAATTAAATTTGAATATTTACCCATTACTTCTTTTACAGATAACCCATTTACTGTTGGATTTTTACCATCTCTCACTATATAAAGTGAAATATTGTGTTTTTTAAAAAGAAAATCCCAAACATTTAAAAAGATTCTTAATTTATCTTCTCTTATAGTTGGGACTACGACAGCGATTTGCATATTATATATTATAACATATTTTTTTTTATAATTTTAATGAAGAGCCAGTTTTTAACCATTCTTTAATTTTTTCTTCTATTTTATAATCAATATTTTCTTTTGGTATTTTAGAAGTTACTAATTGTTTATTCTCTTTATCAAGAGAAGTTATTATATAATTATTTTCTTGATTTTCTATATTTAATATCATCATATTTTTTATATATTTTTTATTAACAATATTGCATCATTCCACCTTTCTTTATATTTTCCATTATTATAAGACGCCCAACATTTATATCCCATATCTTTATAACATTTTTGTGCTTGAGTTATTGAATGATTTATGTCCCCATTTACAGTCCAGTAGGTGCTATTTAGTTGGAACACTCCGCTATCCACACTTCCATTTTTATTTACATTTCTAGCATTACGATTAAAGTTGCTCTCGTGTAGGAATGTAGCCACTAAGATAGGATTTCTATCAAAAGCGTTAATAATCTTTCTCACTTCATCACAACTATTGTTTATTTTTAGTTGTTTAAGTGTCTTTTTACAGCCCTCATCTGTTGAATATTCTTTTAGGATATTCGTTGAATCTGCTGTTATTGTTACCATATTTGCTCTAGCCGTTATTGCTATGAGTAGTAATATGGTAAATATTATTGTTTTTAACATATATACATTGTATCTTACTATGCACGATTAGCAAGAGAGTTTTCCACAGTTTTTTTGTATTTTTTGTTATATTCTTTCTTCTTAATTGATAATTTCTCTTTATTTTTCTTCCTATATTCTCGCATATATGCGTTATAGGCTTCTCGGTTGTTTTCAATTCTTTCTTTATTCTTTTTATATAGGTATGCCCTTTGTTTTTCTTTATTTTTAGCGTAGTATGCTCTACCTCTAGCATTACGCTTCAGTCGTTCTTCGTTTGTCATAGTTTTGTAGAACAGTATTAATAATTATATCATATTCGACCATTATTTAAGACTTGACTTAGTCTTTTTTATTAAGTGTTAGCCATAAACGAGCCACTGCTTCTTCTGGAGTTGAACCATATTCTCCAATTTCTACTGCTGGTGGATAAAACTCATACCATTCTTTTACAGCACACCATTTCTTTTCGTTTGGAGTTTCAATATCATATAACTCATCTTCATAATCTTCTCTTTGAATCGCCCTTAATTTATATCCACAAGCTTCTACTAAAGAAGATAAATCAAATTTACCTTTATAACCTAATATTATCATCTGTTTAAATAAATCTTCCATATTTTCTGTTTCTATTTTTAGCTATTAAACTTTTCTTCTCTGATTTAATTCCCTTAGAAAGTTTACCCATCTTCTGAAACCTTTCTATTTTTTTATCGTTTAAATCATATTTACCGTGACACACTCTACATAATCCATAATAATCTTCTCGATTATGAGAATATTCTTTATATAACTTTTTTGCAAAATGTATACTCCATCTACCTCCATTTTCTTTGTAACCTTGAATACCACAAAAGTCACATAACAAAGGATTACCATAATTTCTTTTCAAAAATTGATGCTTGGATTGATAACTTGCGAGATTACCTTTCCATCTATTATTATTTTGTCCTTTACTATCTTTTAATTCTTTTGCTAATTCGTAGTTCATATTTTTGTTAATTGTTCTTTATAAAATTCTCCCATATTCTTATCTACCCAGTTACAGAAATCATTATAGATATCTTGGTGTGTTCTTTCACTTTTATCTCTTATCTCGTGTTTCCAGAATCCTATAATTTCATTTCTTTTGTTTTGCGACCAAGACCCCTTTTGTGGTTTTATTTCTATTTTAGTATCTCCAACTTTAATGTCAGTTATAATTCTTGTTTTGAATTTATAAGTATATAGAAACTCTCCATTTTCTAATGGTCTTTTAGAGGTATCTATAATATCTCCAATAGCTGAAATAAAGACTTCTTTATCTTCATATCCTTTAGGTAGAAAGTTCTCTAATTCTCCATCACCACCTATTTTTGCTTTAATTGTGTCTTTCATAGTTATATATTATTAAGTTCTTGTAAAATCTGTTCTCTTACACCTTCAACATCTTCAAAAATTGACGGATAATAATCTCTATCATAATTTAACTTCAGTTTCCCTATCACCTCCTTCACTTTATCTAGTGTTTCCTCCTTTCCTCTATTATAGGCATCTTGTTCTATTTTAGAGATGAAGTTTTTAATTCCTTGCCAATCTGTTATCGTATGAATATGAACTATCTTATGTGTATTGTCTACGATTTTATAACCAAATTGTGTTGGCTCGGTTTCTTCAATATCTCCGTCTAGTAATTCATCTGTTGTTTGGGGAACAAGTTTATCAAATTCTTCTTCCCATTTGTTATTTGTTGTCATAGTGGTTTAGTTAATTAAATATTTCCAAATCCTAAAAATAATAAAGCGATAATTGTAAATAGAAATGTTATTATAAGTCCAATCATAATTATATCTCTTTCTCGTCTATTACAGAGATAACACCCTAGTCTCGAATAAAATCTTTTATTATGTTTTAAACAGTAATCTATGTCTTCTTCTTCCATATCTCTTTTCCCTAGTTTATATGCTTACTAGGAAGCGTTAATTTAATAATTTATTCTAGCTTCTGCTATTTTTATATATTCTTCTTCCATTTCAATTCCTATAAAGTCATAACCATTTTGTTTGCAGGCTACACCTGTGCTACCACTTCCCATAAAAGGGTCTAATACTATTCCACCTTTTGGGGTTACCATTTTTATTAGATATTCCATAAGTGCGATAGGTTTAACTGTTGGGTGGTTATTTTTTACTGGTATAAAAGGTCTTTCTTCTCTATTTGGATTTGGTGAGTTTTCTTGTTTCCACTCTTTTGCTTCCAACTCTTCCATTCCCTTATTCCTCTCACTCTTACTTGCTTTTGCTTGATAGATTATTGATTTAAAGAAACGAGAAGCATTACCTGAGTCTGATGGTCTTTCTTTCGTATAAGTTTCTTTTGTAAATTTTATTTTTCCTTTATCTTCTGTTGAAATAGTAAAGTTTTTTACTGCCCCTGTTTTCGTCTCAGGAAAACACTCTCTTACTTCTTCACTGTTGTCGTGGATTAGGTTGGCTGGGAAGCGACCAGTAATGTCTGACCTATCACTTCTATTAAAATCATTATCTTCGCCCTCTGCATAAAACTCCATACCTTTGCTTGTTGAGTTAGGTCTTGAGCTTTGTCCTTCTTTTTTCTGTCTCCTCTATTAATGTATCTACAAACTGTTTCATTGCATTGATGTGCCAGTTATAGAATTGTTCCTTTTGTTTTTGATAAGTTGCATCATATATCTTTTGTAATAGTTTTGAAACTTCTAAATCTTTACTATCATTTGGAATTATCTTTACAAAGAATTTTTCAAACTCTTCTCTCTGCTCTTCAATTATTTTGTTTATGTCTGACATATTAGTTAGATAATATATTAAAATTTACACCTTTATAAAAAACATCACTAAAATTTTTGTTAGACAGTTTTAAAAAAATATTATCTGTATTTTCTGGTCTAGAAATAGTATTTAGTCTATCCATATAAGTATTATCACTATATTTATTAATTTTATCTATTTCATTTATAGGTAAATCTTTTATTTCTAAAATATAACCTGCTAAATTTCCGTCATCATTTTTTAATATGTCTTCTATGTGTTTTAATTCTTGTTCTGAAACATCTAGAATATATCCAAATGTCTCACCTTCCCAATCATTCTCTTCATTTATAATTATCTTCATATATTTATTTTAATAACCCTTTTATTTTCTGGTGGATAATGTAAAATTCAGAATGTTCCGGCATAATTCTTTGAGAGAAAGTATAACAATTTATTGCTTTTTCAATTTGTTGTAATTCGCCATAAGTAAACAGACATTCAATACTTTCAAGTCTTATTTCTCTATACATATCATTCTTAATTGATTTAAGGTTCTCTTCTATATTTTCAACTTCATCTTTTATTTTAAGTAGTTCTTTTAATTTATTCATATATTTATTGTTTAGGAAGCGTTAAATAGTAACTATATCTTTTTTATGACTTTTATAAAAAGAAGTATTTGAAAAATAATCTTGTAAAGTTGGTCTTTTACTAAATATATACTTATATAAAATCATATTAGAATGACTGAGTCGTGTTCTTAATTCTGAATTGACTCTCTCTCCTTCTTCATTATATTGTGGGTATTCATATATTAATGATTTAATTTCATCATCAGAATACTTATCTAGAAGTTCTGCACGTGATTCTTCTAGTATATTTTTTACTTCATTTATTTTATCTTCAGGAAAATTATTAGCATTAATATAGTAATCGTTATTTTGTAATCCCATAAGTTCTAATTTACAGCTTATATCGTTACATACTAAATCAACATATTTTTTTACTAAATTTTTTAATTCTTCATCAAAAGCTTTTTCATAATCCACCTTTCCATCTCCCCAGATATTTCTATAATAAGTCTTAGAAGCACTAGTCATTGGTATTTTACCTGTAAATGTTGCTCCACTATTGCCAGTGATACTAACTGATATAGGAAATATACTTTCTAACCTATCATCTTCATATCTTTTATTTATAAAATCTAAATCACAATGAGCTTTTCCTATCATATAATCATTAGCTCTATTTATAAAGTTTTCATAATTCTTCGCCTTTCTCTCTTCTTCTTCCTCTTTTATTTCTTGTTCCTTTATTTTAGCTAATTCTTTTAATAATTCTTCTTTATTTCTCATATCTTTATTTTATATTATTCTTTATATTTGTAAGGTTTGTGATGTCTTCGTCTAGTTTTTTTGGTCTAATTATAAGCTCTACTTCTTTTACTGGAACATAAATCCATAATTTTCTCTGCTCTTCAATTATTTTGTTTATGTTTTTTGTCATATTAATTAAAATGGTTCTTCATCTTGAATATTAATATCTTGTTCTACCTTTATATTGTTATCAAAATCAACCTGTTTGACCCAATTATCTACAACTAAATAAGGCTCTCCTACAATCCCATTAGTGTCCTTAGAGGCGAAAGGTTTTAATAATTGTAAATTAATCCATTCTCCTTGCTTTTCTTGTAACCATTTGATTGCTTTCTCTCTATTAATGTTTATTCTTCCTAATACAAAATCAGGACTTTTCTCGTGTCTTTTGCTAAATTTAATTCCAACTGGGTATTCTTTTTTATTTTCCATAGTTTTATTTAAAATCCATTATAAGAGTCTTCTACTCTATTTTTTGCTTTATTAATTTCATCTACACTTGCTATACCATCTACGATACCAATACCAGCAAACGCACACGCTCTACCTACTGCTGATGTTTCTGCATTCTCAAGAGCTGAAGCAAAGTTTACTTTAGCAGTATTATCACTTTCAATTTCTTGAGCTAAACCATTATATACATTCTCACCGATTGTTAAAGTTGCTTTTACTACCCACATTTTTCTTTCTGGGAAATATGTATAATCTGTTGTAATTGAATAATCTTTAGTTTCTGTTGCTAAAAACTTAATTCTTTCTTTAACTTCTACATATTCTTTACCTTTAATATTTATTGTTTTTATTTCTGTCATATATTTTTTAAATTATTATTCCATCTTCATCTACCATTCCAATAGATGGAGAGAAAGGTTTTTTATAAGTTTTGTGTATATCTTCTTTATCTGAATAAGTATTTTCATTTTCTACATCTAAGCTCATTTCATTTGGAAATACATTTGAGTTTTCATATAGATATTCTTGTTCTTGTGTCATATTTTTTCATTAAATCTTCCATCTAAGAAGTTATTAAATTCTGTTGATAATAATTCTCTCCCTCCAAAGTCTATATTATATTTATTTCCTACTACTGCATTGAGAGGAACTACTTTTATATCTTTAATAGTTCCTATCTCTCTAAATAGTTTTTCAAATTCTTTTTTCATATAGTTTTATTTGTTATGCACACTCCAAAAAGACTCCTTTACTCCATCTTGGATAAGTTGATAAAATTTCTTTTTACATTTTGTTAGTGTTTTTATATTTCTATATTCTTCTCTATAATCTCCTAGTAAAATATAAAATTGCATTTGTCTATTACTTTTAGCAGGAACACACAAAGCTGTTTCCTCTCCACAATCTGTATTTGGATTATAACTTATCCAAAAGTTTTTTCTTTCTATAATTTCTCTTTCTTTTATCATATTAGTCATTTAAAAGTGCTATGATTAAAACTATTGATAAATTTGCACATACAGGAATAAATGTTTGACCTACTATACTCCATAATAGAGTTATTGCTGTTGTTGTGATTATTGTTGATTTAATTATTTTTTGCATATATTTTTTTATTAACTTTACTAATATATATATTATATACTAGCATAAATTATAATGCAAGTGATTTTGTTATTTTCATATCACTTTTCTGTGGATAACTCAAAAAGTCCTTATTTATCAAGCTCTAGTTATATAATGTATGTTTCTTTTAGCACAAAGTGTTTTCCATTGACTCATAGTTAAAGTTTTTGCTTTTTCGAAGTCAATAGATTCCACACCACAAAAATATCCTTCAGATAGTTTTTCTATTTCTTCCTTTCTTCTTTCGTATACTATATCTTTTATTTCGTAAAGTTGTTCCATTTATTTTAAAAATTCTAAATCTTCATTAATTTGTGTTTCTTCTAACATTATTTGCTCTTTTATTTCTTTTTTTAGTTCTTTGTATTCTTTATCGTCAGTATTTTTTAGATATTCAATTCTTTCTAAATGTTCTATTTTAGATTTATCTTTTTGTTTCTCTAATATTCTTTTTAGAAATTCTTGTTTATCCATAATAACTTTCTGTTAATACTTTCTCTGATACAGACATTTCACTCCACAACTTCTTTACTCCAACAGGATTTCCATTAAGATAATAAAAAGTATAAGTATCTTTATCTTTGATTATTTTAATAATATTATCCATATTGTTTTATTAAAAAAGAAAGCTCTTTTAAAGTTTCATCTCTTTGTTTACTTGGTTTACAGTTTAAAGCAAATTTATAACTTTCTAATAATAGTTTTAATTCTTCTGTTTTATTTATTAAATCCTTAATACCTTTTTCACACTCACACAATAAATATTTATTAAAACAGTGTGGACAAGTATATAGATTATCCATTGCTTCTTTCTCTTTTCCAAATTCCTTAAATTCTACTTTAAGTATATCGAAGTCGTCAATATCTTCTTGTGATAGATTATACACCATATTTTTTATTTTTTGGAGTTAGATTTTCTTTCTTACTTTCACTATCCATAACTTCAAACTGGTCAGCTTCTCGATATTTACCATTTTCAAAATGAAGTTTAATGTCTGTTCCTGTCCCTCCTTGTCTTGAAATGTCTATTCTTAAATTAACAAGTCCTGTATATTCAATCTTACCATTTGTTTTAACGCATTCTCTCCAAAGGAATAAAACAACATCAGATAATTTTGCAATACTACTACTTTCTGCTAGATTAAAATGATTTGGTTGTTCTTCTGGAGATAGTTTATTTATGTGAGCAATTAAGAATATAGCAACATTTAATCTTCTAGACATTAATTTTAATTCTTCCATTACACTTTGAATTTGCAAATGTCTATTAATTTGTCTTTCATCTTTTTCTATAAAATCTAAATGGTCTATAACAGCAACTCTTGTTCCATATTTAAGATAACTCTCTAATATTCTATCTTCTAGCCAAGATATTGATACTTTATTAAAAGTTTTTGGAGAGTATATTAAAGGTATTTCATTTCCATAAAATAGCTGTTCCCTGATTAATTCTTCAGGTGGTTGTTCAAGCACAATCATACAAGGATTATAATCTTTATATTTTCGCATTAAATCAATAGCTATTGTGGTCTTACCAGATTTTGTTCCAGCAGATAATACAACTAATCTACCCACTTCAATTCCACCTCTTAATTCTTTATCAAAAGTTTCAAGACCAGATATTAATCTTTCAGGTTCTCCTAATTCTTTAACCCGTGTTTCAATATCTTTCCAAGACACTATCTCATCTTCACCTTTATAATGTTTTAATAATTCTAACTTTCTTTCTTCAATTAGTTTCTTCTCCACTTTATCTTGAAACTGATTTTCAAAAAGATTTGCTTTTTTAATTATTTCTTTTATTGTTGCCATACTCTAATTATAAATCTAATAATTTAATTAACAATACTTTTTTGCAATTCTACCTGTGGAAAACTTTTTATATAACCATTTTTAATGTTCACAATCATCACAATCATCACAGTTTTACATTTTCATTTTAATTGCTTCGTAATTTTTAAGTAAATGGTATGGTGTATCAAATCTCAAAATAAATCTTTTTTCTTCTTGTTTAGTTTCTTCCAATAAAGATAGGCAGTAATCTAGCATATTAGAAATCTTATTTTCGCCCTTTAATCTGATTAATTCATCAGCACTTTTTCTTTCAGTTTTATTTGAAAATATTGTATTAGGAATATCTATACCTTTTTCCTTATATATATTAACCAATAAACCAAGATTATTAGCATTTGCTTTAGCAATGCTCTTATTATTAGTTTTATTTATAGTATTATTATTTGTTAAACTTTCTTTAACACTATCGTTAAACTTTCTTAAACACCCCTGTTTAACTTTCTTTAACACTGTTAAACTTTCTTTAACATTAACTTTATAATGACTTTCACTTGTTTTTATTATAAATTTTTTATCTAACAGTTTATTAATTAATTCATTAACTGTTGGTAAAGATATTTTTAACGCTTTACTTATATATCTTTGACTTCCAAAATATTCACTTTCATTGTCTTGAGAAAAACCATAAATGATGGCAAATAAAATTAATTCATTTCCTTTTAAGTTTAATTCGTTTATCATCCACCCTTGAATGTTGATGTAGTTTTCATTTTTCATATTATCTTTTATAAATTACATAACTCCAATATCTTCTAATTTGTTTTATTTCTTCTTTTGTCATAGATGTTAAAAATGCGATTATTATTTATTAATCGCCGAAGTGTTATTTGAGTATAATTTCTCTATATCCTATCCCCAACTTGTGATAAGAGATAAGATATAAAGCACAAGTTTAACCTTTCGGCTGTTCTAATTATATCATATTTCAAACATACTTTTTTATAAAACTAACTAAAACTGTGGATAACTCCTTGCATTTTATTTTTTATTATGCTATTATATATCTGCTAGTGGAAGTGTGCTTCGGTATTCGGATACTAGTATGCTTAAGCTGACTTCTCGGAGTCGGCTTTTGCTATGTTATAATATATACAACTTGATTAACTAACAAGTCAAGTATAGTAAAGTAAAGTTATGGAAACAAATAAAACACATTATATTATCTCAAATTATGAGATATCAAAATCTATCGGTGAGATTTTAGAAACAATAGAAGCAATAGGTCTTCCTGAAAAACAAGAGGAAGCATTAAAAAATATTGTAAGAAAGAAAATTACAAATCTTTATACAACAGATTACCAAATAGAATTAAATAATGAAATAGGTAAAAATCCATTAGATAATGCGTTATTGTGTAATTATTCAATAAGTGGAAAACCACAATTCTTTATTAGTAAATATGATAAAGACTACAAACCTTGGTATGAAACATCAGAAGGAAAAATTATCTAAAAATCTGGTATAATATGTAAGTGTGGTTTTATATTTTTCCACACAAATTTACTCTAGAGGTCTTCGGACAAGAATTACACCTGAAAGGGTGTTTTTCTTTTATGATTTTAAAATTACAACACCCAAAATGTGTTATAATATAAGGATGAAAAAGGGAAAACTTAATAATAACCTTATCTCAAAACTTGCAATGGGATTCCTAAAAGATATAGGAACAAATAGATGTTTCTATTGCGACAGTTTAACTGAATGTAGAGAACATATTATACCAGCAAGCTATTTTACAGTTAGACAAAAAGAAAATATGATATTAGTTGATTCTTGTAGACTTTGTAATTCACTAGCAAGAGATTATGTTCCTTATTCTTGTATTGATAAAAAAGACTGGATTAAAGAGAGATTTTTTCAAAAATATGAAAAGTTGCTTTTACAAAGAGATTGGGATGATGAAGACATTGAAGAATTAGAAGGAAGTCTAAAATCTTATATTCGTGGTGGAGAAATGGCTAAGAATGAATTAAGAATAAGATATGATAATCTTTGCACACTTAATTTCTATGGAAAAGACAAGGAAAATGTTAAATCTTTTGATTACAAGATAATGCTCATTTTGACTGGAAAATTAGAGTAAACGAGAAACTCTTCCTTTTTTGTTTATTTTTTTAATACAAGCGATTTCTGTTTTTTAAGACCTTGTAAAATAAGGCTTAAATAGACCACATTTGATTTAAGAGAGCTTCTCTGTCTGACAATTCATAGTCTGATTTTAGGACTAATTTATTGAAGCCTTTTGTTATTTCTCCTTTCTTATATTTTTTTAAGTGGAGAACTTTCATAAAACAAATAATACTTGATAAAAATGTATTCTCTTTTCTTATTCTTTTAAATTCTGCGTTCATATATATATTATATCATTTCTATTTATAATTTATGTTGAAATATTGTTTATAAGTTGTGGATAAAAAAACATCCTTGTTTAAGGGATGTTAATTTTTTACTTAATGATAGTTAAAAGTCCATACTTTCCATTACTATACAAAATTCCGTGTGCGTTTAACCAAGATGAAGCTCCGTGAGTGTAATTTAACTTTAGATGTGTTGATGTTCCTACGACCATTCCATTTTCCATTAACTTTGGAGAATGTGTATGACCAGTTATCATCTTCAAATTTAAGCTATTAAATTGATTTGGAGAACCCTTTGAGCCATTAGCTCCTAAGTGTCCGTGTGTTGCTAATTCTATTCCATATACTCTTAGACTTTCATCTTGTTGAGTAAAGCGAACATTATCTGGCAACTGTCCTATCAATAAAAGAGCTTCTTGTAGAGGTATCTTTTTCTCGTTTACAATACGAGAGATAATTTTACAAGTGAATAAGAAGTTTTTTGAATCATCTATAAACATTTTATGTTGAATATACTTTTCCAGAAAATCATCGTGATTTGAACGAACAATAATGAAATTGGTATCTTTGAATTTATTAGCAAAGAACCATACTTCATTATAGACTGCTCTAATTTCATCTTCTAAAACAATTCTGTTATCACGCAAATTGCGTAATTCAGAAAGCAACTGACCTTTTTCGTGGTGATTAATTGAATGACCATTAAAAATGTCGTGGAATACTACTCTCTTAGGTTTAAGTTTAGAAATCATTTTTATTGATTCCTTTCTAACATAAGGGTCTGTATCTCCATTGTGCCAATCTCCAAGAACTAAAGCTTCAGGTTGACTATCTAATACTTTACCAGAATGATATTTCCTAGTTAAGTGTTGAAAATCTCCTTTGCGAGTAGCTTCAATTTGATTAGCTGTAAAGATTTGATTATTTAGTATTTCTACAAAAACAAATCCATACTGATGTTGCTCTTCTGCTTTTCTTCCGTGTGCTGTATGGTCTTTATAGTTTGGGTGCGTAAGCATCCCAGTAGACATAAAGGCACGAGGATATTTAGAATTGCTAGCGATTGATTCATAGCGAATCTTTGGACTTGGTAGAATATAGGAGTAATCTCTAGACAACTTTCTGTTCATTCCTGTGAATGGATTGATTTGTTGTGGAAGAATACGAGTATCATAAAGTTTCAAGTTAGCATTTAATTTCATTTCACTATAAATAGTTTCAATGTTATTTTCTGCTATCAATGGACTTAATTTATCTTCTTCTATATATCTACCTCTTTGAACGAAAGTAAAGATTTTATCTACATTATTTTCCTTAGCAAAATTCAACATATTTTCCAGTAAATTTTTGTTCACTGTTGCATTATATTGAACCGAAGTAACAATGTATTTCATTAGAACTTTTTGAGGGGTTTTGTCCTCCTCCTTCTCTAATTTTACCATATTAAAATTTATATTTTTTAAAAGGATTTCTCCCAATAATCCTTAATTATATTCTATCACTTAATTGTGGATAAATGTGTTAATTTATACTTAACACCTGTGGATAACTATTTGAATCTTATGTCAATTTATGTTATAATATATATAATATTAATGCTAACCATTCTTTTAGAGATTGTAGTTATCATTCGGAATTTCAACAGAAGCCACTCGAGGGCTTTTTGTTTTAATAAAAAAAGATACAGTGATTAGTTGTATCTTAAAGGAAGTAGTCTGGGTCAGTTTTATACTGCACCCATTTGTTCCAGTTTGCTAAATCGGTCATACCTCTCTGCCAAGTTTTAATCATAAAGCACCATTCATCGCTATCGGTAGATTTCCAAAAAGAAGCTCCACATATTCCACAAGCCTTTTCATAGACAACATTTTCACCAATTACTTTTTTTAGTTGAACTATGTGCGGGGTGAAGCCAAGCTGTCCTTTGTGTTCTACTTGATAGATATGAAATGTCTTATGATGCTTTCCATAAACAACGAATTTTGTGCCGAATTTAGGTTGTCCATTCTTTTCACAGTTAGGACAATGACATACCAAACTTAGAGTGGTCATCTTAAAATGGTTTTCTTAGTATATTATATCACAAATAGAAAAGCCAGATTGCTCTGGTTTCTACTCTGTTTATTATTACAGACTCCTATTGGATTAAGTATATTATATCATATTCTTTAACTCAATCAGTAAGTTTTCAAGGTATAGTCTTGAATCAACATTAGTATCTTCTTTTTTTACATACCACACTCCATCTACATTTCTACAAGCTTCATTTAAAAATTCAAGTCCCTCTTTTTCTTTTTCAAGTTTACCTATAAAGATATGTTGATTGCCTCCAAGATTACAATTACAGTGATAACACTGGACACGAAGTCCTCTCATATCATATTTAAATTGTATTGGTAGAGAAGCTTTTGCTAGACTATGACCTATATGTCTGCCAGAG